TAGATTTGTTGTACTTTAATAGTGGCTCTATTTTGCCAATTATAATCTTGAAAATCTTCACTTGCTTGAACAACCAGAGAAACGTTAGGTACAATAAAAAGAATCCTTTCGGCCTTCTTCTTTTCTAACATATAGGTTACTGTAAGAAATGAGATTAGAGTCTTACCAGCAGAAGTTGCTAATTCAGAGAGACACTTCCTAAACTTAAGTATATTAAAGGCTGCCTCTATTTGATAATCTCTAGGTGTTATTTTTGAGCCATCGAAGAAATCAAGTGCCCATTCGGTAAACTCATCATGCTTAATAGATCTATCAAACAATTCTGTAATACCGTTTATTTTTAATTCGTATTTATATTCTTTACAAACATTCATCACTTCTCGCCAAAGACCAGAAGGAATCCATTTGTCATCTTTAATATAAGATATATAGCCATCCCATAGACCTTTTTTTACCAAGGGGTGAAATCTCCAGTTGTCTACCCTTCGGTTTAAAGATATATTAAGCTGCTCGATCTCCATCTCTGAAGCCGAATCAACTCTTAGCAATTGCTTATTATCTGTTAAACTTATTTCCACTTAATGTGTTTTTTGTTTCTTTTTTATAGATCTTTTAATGCCAATCTATTTCGGATTGCAAATCCCATGTTATCCAGGGTTTTAACCGATTCTTTGAAGAAATCCATTTGATTCTCCAGGTGTGATAGTATCATGTTCTCACTACTAAGATCTGTTTCAATAAACTTCTCTTTCTGCTTCTCACCAAGTTTATAGTCATATTCATAATAACGAATATAGGCCTCTCGGTATCTAATACTAATCTTTGATTTTTGCTCCTTGATCTTCATATTCATATATGCCATTTGATCAATAAGCGTCTGTCTAGAAGAAAGAACATCTGCAATTGTGGCTTCCATAGTATTAATATTACGAAGGCTTTGTGCTAGGTCTTTAATTCTGTTAGACCACTCAGTTCTTTGTGATGCTAATTTACCATCTAGTGCTAATATTTGTTCTTTGCTCATTTATTGTTTTTAAAATAAAGATTTATTATCACCCGACTTTGGTTTAATATAAATACTGGTTCTTTGCTTCTTTTTAAACTTGGGCTTACCAGGGTTAAATGAGCTGTCCTTTGCTTCTATGTCAATTGGTGTAAAATCAACAAGAAGTTTAAGGTTTCTAAACCTTTCTTTGTCTCTATAAAAATCGTCTAAGTTATCGTCCACTCTATTATTAATATCTTCTATAAGTACCATAGGTCTAATTGATTTGAAGTGAAATAATTATTAAGTTGCTTATGTGCTGTTGACTTAAGCTCAAAACATTTTAGCATCAATTCATTTAGATCTTTGATGTTATATTTATCTAGATTATTATCAGCTAAAAATTTAGACCACATAAAAACAGCCTTTCCTTTCTTTAGCTTCTGTATCATCTTAGCCTTTCCAGTCTTATCGTTATCAAACATATACCTTACAGTTGCCATCTCATCAAACTCATCTGTAGTTCTACCTGCAGTCGCAAGTGCAATAGAGTTATGCATGAACTTAGCATCAAGAGGTCCTTCAAAAAGAGTAACCGGTCTCTGGAAGTTTACTTGCATTATACCAAAGAGAGTTGAAGCCTTATTCATATTACCTAATAGTGCAGGTTCTACTTCAAGTGGCCTGCTCATTTCAGAATAGAGTTTAGATAGATCATAAGTTAAATACCTTGATCCATAACCTTTCATCTTTCTAGTTTGAGCTCCCATTACCTTTCCAGTACTGGTCATATTAAGAATCCATAATCTATGTCCCTTCTCAGTATATAAGAATTCATCTAATCTATTATGAAGAAGTCTATCTTTTAACTGAAACCACACCCAGTCACCTGGCACTATAGGCTTAGCTCTAAAGGCTCTTTTAAAATCATCAAGTGTTATTGCATATTCTTCAACTGAGCTCATTACGGCATGCTTCAGAGTGTCCTCTGAGTTAACCTTAGTCTTATTCTGTTGAATATAGTCAATTACAGTAAATGCATCTTCGGAACTATTAAGTTTAATACCGAAATCTTTAAGTAGTGTATGGACATTTGTATGATGGCTACAGTTGTAACAATGATATTGAAGAGTGTCCCAATACATGTTGCCACGCTTCTTAGTATGGTCATCATGTGAATCACCACAATAAGGACATGCAAGAGTTATTCGCTCATGCATGCCCTTTAGTAGTTGTTTACCAGGAGAAGAATGTTCTTGAACACAAAGCGCTTTTAAAGCAACTTTTATTTCCTCTCTTAGTTCTTCTGTTAGTTGTATATTAGATGTCGAGGTCATTCAAAAAAGAATCAAGATCATCATCTGTGCTAACTGTATTCGTTGGAGTAGAAGCTGCTGCTTCTGTTACCCCAGCAGTTTCTGTTACTTTAGCGGCGACTGGTGCTGTTTCTTTTTTTGGTGTACTCGTCATAGCTGAAATAGACTCTCCTGGATTAAGATACATTCTCAATACATTGTTTACGAAGTTACGCATTTCCTCATCCCACGGTCTGTAGTCGTAAGTAGCTAATGAAGGTGCATTATCTAATTCTGCTTTGATTGCAGTCATTGTCTCTTTGCTTCTTTCTGCTGGAGCATCTCCTAAGATGATAGCTGATTTACTAGAAGAGAATTTAGACTTATCATAGTTGTTGTATTCACCTTGTCTTGTGATAATCAACTCAAAGTTCTTTCCTTCAAATAGGTCAAATACTTGTGTTGGCTCGCCAAAGTCAGGCTTTAATTCTGCATCGATTTTCTCTTTGATTTTATAACCAAATTTAAAGATCTTATACTGTCCTTCTAATGATGGATTCTGTGGATCTTTTACGATTTTAATTAATGCATAATACTGTTGTCTTCTTTTCAATTTTTCAGATGCCTTACGGTCAACTGCTGAATCAGACTTTCTTAATTTCCAAAATACATCTGCAATAGGACATTTCTCTCCGATTGTTGATGGACTGTCTACTAATTTACCATCTCCTGAAGAGTTAGTTAACCAGTGTACATATTTTTGGATTAGTGAATTACGAGGGTTTTCTGGATTAGGTACAAAACGAATCATCGCTTTATAAGTTCCGTCTTTACCGTCGTCTGCTGTTGGTTTGTAAATCTCATTTGCTGAGTTACTTGTTTGTACTTGGTGGGTTTCTACGTCTTCCACGCCCAAGTTAAAAATGTCAAAATCTGCCATGTTTCCTTTTAGTTGTTTAATTGTTTAAATGTTTATTACGTTCAGTACTTATAGTATACAATAGTTATTAGTTTCAAATATTTGGCATAGTTAATATACTAGTTGCTGATTCTCTCCATCTTCCATCCTCTAGCTTAAGCAGCCCTGCTTTGTGGAGTAATGATTCACGCTCGGAGGCAGTGATCTTTTTATCTCTCACCAAAATTATTAAGGCGTTATTGAGATGGAGTATTTCAGTAGTATTTAACATGTACTTTATTATTTGTCTAATAGTAATTGCATATGTGTATTATATATCAAACTTTAGAATTGTTTCAATATCTGCTAGTTTAAAAAAGATTTGAAATAAATTGAATTAGTTTGGAACAAAATCACCAGCCTTGCATATAAGTAATGTCTTTAAGCGAAAGATAAGGTTAGGCTTAAGGTCTTAAAGCTTAGATTAGCTTATTAATTATTTATTTTGAATTAAATTGAATTTGTTTGGAACAAATCTCCCAGCCTTGCATATAAGTAATGTATTTAAAGGAAAGATAAGGTTAGCTTAAAGTATCTACAGTATAGGCTGCAAGGTAGCAAGCGTCGATAAGGTCATCAAGTGGCTTTGGAACTTTCTTCCCAGTCTCAATATTCTTAATGTAGTTCCATAAAGGAGACTTAAGCAGAGATTTATCTTCAGTGGCATTAGCTTTAAAAGCATCAAACAATTGAAGCTTACTCATATTACCTTTACCTGCATATTTCTTAAGAGTGGTTGGAGCGACAGTTAAAATATCTTCCGGCTTTAAAGCCTTAATCATCTTTAATTTTAAAATAGCTGCACCTGCTGCCATGTCGATCATATTATTGGTTCCCATCTTAGAACCATATGAAGAGCCCTCAAAGGCAATAGTAAAACCATCACCCTTAAATGCATTCTGTAAAATTAAATTGATAATATCATCAGCCATCTTATCATATCGCATGACTTTGGCTAATTCTGATTTAGAATAGTCTTTATTACTAGTAAAATCTGGTTGTGCTACCATGGTAACATCTGGCAAGAGGCTAATTTCTTCCTGCATTAAACGTTCTGCCTTAGTTCCCGTCTTTGGTTTAAGATAATTTATAAAGTGATACTGCTTACTCTTATCATTATAAATACAAACACCTGGGGAGTTTAAAGAAAAATCAACTCCAATAAAATTCATTTACATTCTTTTACCCATACTAGCACCTATTGCAGTACCAACTAAACGGGAGGTTAATAAATCATAAAAGATACCCTTATTGATACCTAAAACTCTTGCAATCATTTTACCAACTGATTTACCTAAAGCAAATCCAGCTAATCCACCAATAATTGAACCAAAGATACCTTCGTTAGTAAGCTCTTCATTAAGTCTTTCTAGATCATAGGTTCCATCTTCTTTCATGTATTCTTTTTCAAATACATCTAGTGCCTCATCAATTTGAGCCTCTAGTTCTGGTGTCCATTCTTCTTGTAAGCCCTCTCTGATAAGTTCGTAATCTTGTTCAGATATTTCGTTCTCTACTAAGTAGTCATTAAATGTTTTCATCATTAGTGTGTAATTTTCTTATTGTATATATCAATCAATCTCTATCCTAAGATCCAGTTTATTATAAACGAATGTAAGTTCAAATGTTGAGAACTCTGCAACGTTTTGTGCCATATTAAGATCTAGTTCATTAATTGATGTCATAATTGGTTTCTGAAATTCCATATATGCAACGCTAGCACCCTCTGCATCTAAAATTCTTAAAGTTATTGGAGGAGTATATGGATCCTTTGTTTTTCTTGCATAATAATAAAGAAGCGTGTCCATCATTATCCAATAGTTAATAAAACCATCTAGTAATTGTAGGGTCACAGTAAACTCTCTAGTGATAGTATTTTGAATTGGCACAGCACCTCTGTGATATCTAGTAGTTCCATCATTATCAGCCTGTGTTGTTGGTTCAAATGCAATTCCTGGAATACCAACACCTTGTATTGAATAGTTAATATAATCAATTGGCTCTGCTAAAAGAGAACCAGGTATTTTATCTAAGTAACCCTTATATTTATCAACTACTTCCGCGGGAATAAAGTTCCTAGGAAACCTAAAATCATAAAGATTATTTCTACTATTAAGAATCATATTAATTATTTATTATATAGATTTACCAGTCCATTGTCCACTCGTGATCATAGTTTCATCATTACCATTATCCATGCTAATATAAAATTTATTTGATTTCATCCCTCTAATTAAAGATGCATTTGCTTCACTAATTTTAAAAAGAACTTCACCAAGGCCCATATCTACTGATCGATCGGTCACGTGATTAAACTTTAGTTTTTTAGTACCATCAATAAATGAAAGTACAATATTTTCAGCACCGCTTAAATTAATACTAACAAAATCATCATTAACACCTTTAGCTAATTTAAATTTAAAATAAGTACTAAATGGTGGAACTTCAATTAAAAGTTTATCACTAGTGACATAAGGTGGTGTATTAACATCCTCTAATTCTCTAACACCTTCTTCAGATTCCTTAAATTCAACACCACTATTAGAAGCTACTACGTTATACCTTTCAATAAAAGCCGGAACTTTTTTAATACTCCTTGGCATCACATTAGAAATAAGATTACTAATCTTTCTGTTAGTAGATACGTTTGGTAATATATTGTAAATTTCTGTTAGTGTATTATTCCCATTAACGTTAATCTTCTGCAAAGTCTTGCCATACTTACCAGCCTGTCCTACTGTAAGACTTGCTCTCTTTACAATTTGAGTATTATTAGTCTGGTTCCAGATTCTCATTGTAACATCTATTGAAAAGTTAACAGCAATATTAGCGTTAATAATCACAGGTCTAAAAACAATGGGAGTATCAAAATCCTCATATTGAGTATAAGTTGTAGTAAATGTTTTAATATCTGATAAACCAACCTGCTCAAATACTTCTACGTCAAATAGAACCATTATATCGTCGCCGGCAGTTTGTATCTTATCTAATATATAGGCTTCAAATCCAGACGTTGAACCATCTTTCATTCCATAAATATTAAAGTAATCACCATCTGCTGCATCTTCTACGACCAGTGTAAAATCTTGAAATTCATCTTCTCTAGAAACAGTAAAGATATTTTCTTCACCAGTCTCTATATAGTCAAATCCACCAGACTCAGTTAGTTCATTTATTAGTTTAAAACTAATTCCATAATTTGATGTTGGGCTTATATCAGAAGAACCTAATGTACCATCACCATAAAATCTATCTTCAAATTCTTGATTCTGATTAATTAATGTTGGAACTTTAACTTCTATAAATTTAGCAAAAAGAGTTTCTCCTAAAACAAAAGGCTTTGGGTTTGCATGTTCGTAGTTGCTTGTATTTAAATAGACTAATTGAGTAAGATTATTTTTTACTCCTGTTACTCTTTCCGTGGTAACCTCAAATAAGAAACCCTCATAGTTTCTAGCTGCAAAGTTATATCCACTCCTTAAGTGTAACCTAATAGTATCGTATTTTATATAATTAATATTAGCAGTATTATCAGTTTGAGATGATAATAAATCAGACTCACTTGAACCTAACCATTCACTATTATTATTAATAAAATTATAAGCATCATATGCTCCAGTTGAATCATAACCCAAAAGAGCATATTTCGTAAGATCTTCAGAGTGTTGAATTGCATGAAATCTACCTAACGTCTGGTTAATATCGTTACCAGCATTTTCATCTGGGTTTGCAAATAGGGGATTAGCTCTATTTCCAACTGTAATTTTACCACCAATTAAACCAGTTGATTTATATTCAACTATACCGTTTTGATTTGGTGTAAATGTTGCAATATTAGTAACAGCTGAATAAGTATAAATACCAATTGCTCCCGTGATTTGAAAATCCGTTGGATTAGTAAGTGCACTAAGATTAAATTTATAAGTCTTACCATTTTGTAAAAGTAATGTCCTAGCAGCAAAGTTCTCTATTGCTAGATAGCCAGCAGATTCAGTTACGTCAAAATTAACTACATTACCACCAAGTTCACTTATTAAATGCCTTGTCTTTGAATAGTCACCCTGTACTGTATCCAAAAACTTTACTTCACTACCATTATCATCAACTTCTATCTGGTATGCAGTAGGGTTTGATTGATCGTGGTAAATGAATTCAATTAAGACGTCATTATCAATTCTATAATATGTAGATGATTGTGCCATAGTTTTTTAAAATCTCAACCATTTAGGTGACCAGTAAACTCCAACTCCAATTGAAGGACCAGTGCTAATTACTTGATTATTATTTAAGTTTATTCCATACCCAACTCCAATTCCAATTGACCATCCGGCCTTCTTAGTATTACGCTGGTTCAGTTTAGTATTTATCAGGTTTATATTTTCAATGTCTGAAATATTAAGGCCTGGATAGCTTGTAGATATTTTAAGTTGATTATAACCTTTAATATTTTCAATTGCTGCCATTAGGCTAATTGTTTGATCTAGTTTAATAAATGGATTGCTATAAGAATATGTACTATCTAGTCTTCTTATTATCATTTCACCAAATAAGCTTCTTGTGTTACCACCACCAAAGTCATCAAATTTATCAAATGATATTTTAGTTGTATTAGTGTCAATCACAGTAACAGTACTATTAGCAATAATACTGTCTTTAATTTCAACATTAGCAGATAATAAAGTGTTTACTTTATTTAAGTCTTTGTTTAAATTAAGAGCTCTCCTATATTTATTCAATAACTCTTCTTGGTCTCCTTTAATATTACTTAAATCAAATTCATAGCTTCTAATTTTAGATATTAAATTACCGTTTTCAGCAGTTAATGTTCTAACACTATCTTTTGAAGCTAAATAATTATTAAAGGTTCTGTCAGAATCTTGTTTACTAATTTCAAGCTCATGTTTAAGGGCTTCAGTTTGATTACATTGTCTAAAAAATAACAAAATAAAGAGAGCACCCAATACAAATGTAAGGGTGTTCTTGTTACTAAATATTTTTATTAATTTTTTCATTTTTTTACATGTTTTAATTGGAAGCCTAGACTCCCACAGAGCCTGTCGGTGTAGAGCTAGCTCCGCCCCCCGCTAGTACAGGGAGATTATCAATAGTTGTCTGTTCTTTATATAAATTACCGGCCATTGTAGCATTATCCCCAGCATAGAGGAAGTTCTGTTTACTTGTGTCTATAACATCATATGACTTAACATCAGTAGGTATACTAAAATTAAAAGATATAGTAGTTACAGCCGCCTCTTGTGGTGTTGTTCCACCAGCCGCAGCGGTTGCAAAAGTATTCTGATTTGCTCTTAAATCCCCTAATGTCATGTATGGTATAAGCATTTTACCAACGTTATCAGTAGTACTACCACTATAAGGATTACCCTTCTCACGGTAAGTTTTCCACCAATCTTGGCCCCAACTTGGGTGTATTTTAGCTATATTAAAGTAATTAGCACCTGGTGGTATTGCACCCCAAAAATCAAATGGCTCCAGGATAGCTGAGTTATTATAATCGTCAATAAGCTCACTAGTCATAAGTCTTTGTGGTATTGGAAAATAAATCCAATCATCACTTGCGTTTGTATATGGGAATGTAGCTAGTTCTGCAAAATAAAATGCTATCCTTCCTTCCAATATAAACTCCGCGTCATCCCATGTCTGCACTGTGCTCATCGTGTTATTGTAGTGCATTTCACCATTTATATTAGCGCCGGCTGTGATCAAATCGATATCTAATGCCACGGGATAAAAGCTAATGGAACCCCAGCACTGAACCATATGCCCAGTTTTAACATAAGATAATTTAGTTGTGGGCTCAATTAATGGTAGAGCAATATTAGTTTCTATGTTGTGTGTATTATAACTAATACCACCCAGGCTGCTTATTGTCTTTGTTTGTTGTCTATGTACCCATAATAATTTATACGATACTTTAGGGTTTGGGCTTGGATTAAAAGTAAATCTCTCGCCAGGTGAGCTATAAGGATAAGAAACCGGTAGCGCCGGTAAACCATATGTGGACTGTACAAATGGTTGACTATTTGTGATTTCCACTGCTGTTGAATCACAAAACACTGACTCTTGATAAAAATAATCATCCAGCCTTCTAAACTCTTTAGCAGATGCAGAATTAGCAGGCTGTGCTTGGTCAGCTCCCAAAGAGACTGTTTTTGCTTTAATAAGAAAACCTTGATCCTCATCTACTACAATATCTCCTTGATTAAATTGATCAGTTTTGAATTGAATAGCATTTGTTGATACTATAGTTCCATCAGAGAGGTCTTCGCCCATTGTAGCTACTTCACCCCCACCAACAATGCCGACAGTCCCAACATTAAATCTTAAAATATCTTCATCTGTATTCTGTTCTGCTACAATATAAGTATCTTGATCAGTGTCAATTAAACCACCTAGGCCTTTCCAAATAGTGCCATCATATCCTTCAAAGCTTGTAAGGGTTTGATTATATCTAATCATACCCTGTATGCCAGTAGGCCTATCAGCAGTTGTACCTGCAGGTATCTTAATATGGCTTGTTCCAGTAACATTTAAATAGCCAGTTACAAGAACAGGCCTTGCAATATTAACAAAACCAGTACTACCAGTTATTTCAATATTACCACCACTAGCAAAAGTAATATTAGATGATGTGGTTGTAATATTAACCTCACTATCTGCTACAACTTTAAACTTGTCAGATATAAATTCAATTCCTAAAGAATTTAAAGATGAGCCAAGATCAGGCTTAGTAGAAAACCAAGTAGTAGACCCATCATATCTATGATTAACATTTAAAACATGATCGGAGTTTTTGTAATATTTTAAAAAATGACCTACTTCATCTGGATCTGTTCCAGTCTCTAACGTTAATCTAGCCTCTCCATTTGTTTTACCGGGTCCGACGCCTTCTTCAAAATCAGAGTCTCCAAGCCATATTGTCGGTGACTTAGTAACACTAGCAGATTTAGGTTTAATTATAATACTATCATTAGGCGAGGGACCAGTTGCGGTACCAATTGCTACAGAGTCCCATAATGTAATTGCAGTCCCTGGTTCTCCTTTAGGGCCAGTTGTTCCAAGTTCCCCCTTTTGACCTTTAACACCAGTTGCACCATCGGCACCTTGCTCTCCCTTAACGCCTTGTATTCCCTGCGGACCTCCCCCATTAGCTAGTATTTGGTCAAAATTATAGTTAACCTTTTCAAACTTAATAGAGTCTGAATCACTTGGATGTAGAATTTCTTTTATATTGATTGCCATTTTAAGACTTTATTTTTATCATAGGCTTTATATCGTATGAATAGCCTAACCTTTTATTATATATCAACCTGAAATTAAGAGGTGTTTCTACATGTGGATTATATGTAAAGTTAACATCAGCAGAAAAGCCATCAATATTTAAATCATCAACACTAGTACTACTAATAATAGTAGATCTAGATCCCTTAAATGCTTTAGTAAATAATTTTAAATTATCAACAGTAAATACATCTAATAAGTTTTTAATTATGTATGACTCTGAATCATCTACTAAACTAGTTTTATCCCCAATAGAATTTATTGGATTAACATATAGGTTTAAAGTAGCCAATACTCCACTATCTCTAAGTCTTTTATAGATAATTTCGTTTAAATAAAAATCAGCAATTAGATTATTATCATCTTCAAATAGTACAACATCGGTTGTATTGTTAGAGTTCCTGAGAATATCGTCTAATTCTTCTTTACTATCTACACTACTTGACGTATAGCTTAATAAGTTATATGAATTCTCCAATGTCATTATAGTAGATGCTAAATAAGATCTCTCTTCGATCACATCAAATGTACCAGGTACGTTTACCGAGACACCGCCGGCAAGAGACCTAGTATAGTAATTAGAATCCCAAGAAGATCTAAACACATTAATATCTTTCTTATCAATTGCAATTTCACTAATCAATGGATAAAGAGGTAAGAACTCACTGGACGCTGTTAACTTTGTAACACCGGTTGTATTAATCTCATTTACTTTATGGTAAAAATGATTCTTAATCATCCCCCAATTTTTATCATGATCTCCAGTATCTTTTATAAACCCAAGATTAAATGAAGTACCAGTTCTATTATATTTATTATAGTAAGCTTTAGCTATTTCTATTTCAGAAAGCCTATTCATAGAATGCTTATAAATAGCTTCACTGTAATCTCGTTCTTCTTCACTAATCGACGTGTATGTTTGATTAATTTTAAAATGAGTGTATATATCGGTAAATGTAATAACTGGCCTCATGTCCACTGTATAGTCACCTGAGTGTCTAATTAAGAATGGATAATACCTATTACCCTCCACTATATTGTAACCAATATTTCCGGAATTTAACTTATATGATTTTGGTTTTTCAACATCTTCAGTTACTGTTAAATTAGCATTCTTAATAATTTCTTTACCTCCTTCAAAGTTAATTACAAATCTATTATCTAATTGAGTTCCATCAGTATTAATAGTAGTATATTTAATATCAGAACTTCCAGTATTTAATAAATTAAAAATATTATTAATCGATATCTTTTCTAAAATAATTTTATGTGTATTAATACCACCACCCTCATATGTGTATGTCGCATTTTCTTGTAAAAATGAAGTTAACAATGAGGTTGGTAATAAATTACTAGGATCGCCTTCTTCATGTGGAATACCTTGTATTAATAATTCACTATTAGAATTTACAGATTGTATCGTAGCAACATATACAGTACCAGTTCCAAAATCTAGTTTAAGGGTACCGTATAATCCATTAGCACCGGTTGCAATTTGATTATCAAAGTTAGGTAACGCTCCATTTGAATCGGCTATACCAGGTACTATAAATGGTGCAGTCCCAGTAAAATCAGTATTTAATAGATCTAAAGCTCCAGTTATAACTATATCGTCATATGACCATTTATTATCATCACTTGCAGTTCCATCATATTTCATCTTATGATTTAATTCATAAAGCTGTTTAATTGATAACTCACTATCTATGAAATAATCATTAATAGTTAGAGTAATAAAGAACACAACAAATTTATGAGCTTTATTTTGTATAACATCATATTCTACTTTATTAACACCAGTAGCGTCAGAAGTTTTATTAACTTTAACAATAGTACTAAACTTATAACCATTAAACTCAGTATTCTTAACAAATTCAGTTGCTTTATCTGCAGTAAATTCCTTTCTAGGTTTAAATACTACTTTAATACCTTTAAAAAAAGTATTTGCAAACCCAATATCATTACCCTTTTCTATTAGCGTGTATTTTTTTACTATTTCAGACTTTAAAAAAGCACTTATATCCCAAGAATTAGGATCTAAGCTATTTGGATTAGTACTTTGTAGCCCAACTTCCAATCCTTCAGACACCATTAATTTATCAAAGTAATCATTATCAGTATCAAAGAATAAATCCTTACTTAAAGTAAATCCTTTAATAAAATTAATATAGTTAAAATCTTCACTAACATTAGATGGTCTAATATAACTAGGTGGTCTATCCATATAAAACCACTCATGTGTAAACGATTTTCTATCTCTACCCTCAACACCTAAGTCAGGAGCAAAATTAGTTCTACCAAAAGCTTCGTTTGCATTTAAATAATAAGGCTGTTCTCTTGTAGTAAATGTGTTTTTTAAAACCCACTTGTTAATATTAGGCACAACCCTAGAATTAAGTGCAAATTCTTTAGTATTATTCTCTTGTAATCTATCAAATTCAGATGCAATAAATCCACTTGCAATACCATCCACGGTTTCATCTTCTAAAACAGGTAATAGATTAGAAAAATAATCAATAGGAGCTAAGTCATAAGCTTCATCTAATATTTCCTCAGGCTGAAGTCCGGCATATGCGCTATTGTCTGATAGTGTTTTAATAGCAGCATATGGTTCATAATTTATATTAGCCTCTAATTCCTTATTTAATCCACGTAGATCTGAATTAGCAGTATCATAAAAGTCAAAGTTTAAATCATAAACATCATATACTGAAAATAAACCAAGTCTAAGATTATTCTCTCTAAATAATCTAGCCTCTCCAGAGCTAATAGAGTTTTTATTTTTTAATATTACTTTATGAAATCCTGATTCTAATGCATCTATGTGCTCTACAATATCAATAACTTTATTATATTCATTATCATATTTAGTAGGAATATAATCACCTACATTAACTTCACTAATAGTATTGCTATTAATTAAAACACTTTGGTTATTATTATGCCCGCCGTTAAAATAATGAGCTTTCCATAGTGGCAAAATAGGACTAGGGGTTGCATCAGGGTCGCCTATGATAGGAGTTCCTAATCCCAATAAATTATCTACATCTAAATTCTCAACATCAATAAAATCAACATTATTATTTAAGTTAACCAATAGGGTATTTTGCATTGTTCGATAACCTGCGATATTACTTTTAATATAAACATATTCACCAGAGTTAAATGATGTAAAGTTTTTTAAATTATTAATGGCAGCACTAATTGCAATAGCAATGTCAGTTAACTTCCCATCTTGTGAAAATTTATTACCTTCAAATCTACCTCTTTGTAAAGCACCTGGTGCCGCTGCGTATATAGTATTATTATTTAAGTTTACATTAGTATAAATTTTAGTAACTTTAATAATGTTACCTGGACCCCCACTAATAGTTAAATCTAAATCTCCTAGTCCAGCTAAAGTTTCTGTCAAATAAACCACATTATCTTTTTGTGAAAAATTCATATGAGTGGCAATAAGACTAGAATCAAATCCAGTTTTAAAATTAACAAATGCAGAAGTTGGATCTATACCGGTATTAAAAATAAATGAATGCCCATGGTCATCTGTTACTGTTATATTTTCATTAGGATTGTGTTTAATAAATTTAAAGCTATATGCCTCCTCCTTAGTTCCAACAATAGCAATATTATCATTAACAATTGGAGTGGCCTTAACTTTAAATTTTACAAAATCAAACCCCTGTTCTAAATACTCTTCAATGTTAATTGATTTATTAGTATATTTAATACCTAGATTCTTAGTAATATCATCATTAGCATCTACAACATTAAGACTTAAATTGGTTTCATCATAATGTAAATTTGAATCTATTTTAAAAAATTTATCAGCGATCGATGCATACCCTAATGTAGGAGTACTTTGTATTAATTTATTGGAAGGTATCCCGGAGTATCCTATTTCCGGCTTAACATAAGACTTTACTGAATTAAACTTAAGCTTACCATAGTTACTAGTAGAAATTTCACCTAATCCAGAATCTATATCATCAACGTATAGTCCAAAATATCTATTAACAGAATAATCAGCAGCAGTCAAATCATCAAACAAGAACTCAAGGTTTAAAATATTTGCAGATACCATAGAGTTTCTCTTAAACCCATCGGTAATAAAATCATTAGCCTCAATTAAAGGTTTATCTGTTTTGATAAGATCTTTATATAAATATTCAGGCTTACTAGTAAAGCCACCTTTAACTAAATCTATGCCGTTATAAGATGATTTTTCATTTTCCTCAAACGAAAATGTTAAAGGACTTACTGGAAACTTTTCATCCTGTACGTGATTTCTAATATAGCGCCCAATTGAACTTTTATTAGTTAAGTCAAATGTTTTTACAATCTCAGCGTTAGCTAACATTGATTGAATTCTATCAAAATTACCAACTGCAGTGTTGTCAAAATTTACAGCAGTTGCGGGTTTTGCTACTTTAAATATAACAAATATCTTAGGCATATTAAGGTCTGCCCATATTGGTGCAAATATTCTAAGCTTCTCTTCATATAGCTTTGAATAGTTTAGAGTTGCTCCATATTGGTAATCTTCCTCAAGCTGTGATTGGTAATTATCTAATACTGATAAATCAGATTCTGATCTTTTAGTTCTATAAACAATATCATAAGGTGTCTTTTTAGAATTAAAAAAGTGTGCAATATCATATGAGTAAAAACCAGATCCACTAACCTCGTTTCTCTTATACTCAATACTTGCTAAATCAGCCGATGCATTAATAGATTCTAAGTAGATCTTATCTGCACTATCAGTAATAATTTTAATATTAGTAGTTAACTTAGGATTAGTCCTTAATAAAGGCTTAGCAACATTATCTAATTTATAGTTTTTCTCTGTTGAAAAATTAGGCCCTGGTGAAACTTCTTCTGGGCACGTAGCAAGATCAATAACTTCGGCGTTTTCATTAACTTTAATTATGTAACCTAAATTAGTTTTATACCAATATTCGTTTCCGGCAACTTTAGGTGTAATGCCATCCTCTAAAAAAGTATCCTTTATAGAAGCAGTATCATCAATGTAAATCGTACTACCTAGTACTGGTATGCCATTTATTGTATCGTCAAAATACCTAAGCGTATTATCATATACTAGTTCACATGCCGCAGTTGGCATGTCAACATAACTGGTTCCGTTTATTTGAAAGCTTAATATTGCCATTAGTTAATTAAAATCTTTTATATAGAGTTTATTCTCTAATATATATCTTCGATTTTATCTAACTAATTTTACATTAAATACGTACTAATTGAGCCGCTTTAATAGAGTTTAGATTCTTACCCTTTGGGCTATACTTAGCAAACACTTCTATATCAAATGAGAATTGTTCGTCAAATTTATCGAAGATATCCAAACCTAATTTCTTAGTATATGTTAAGTTACCCCATCCAAATTTAGAGAATCCACCGATTCTACCTATATCAGACGCAGGATCATTACCAAAATAATCGGTCATTCTATATTGAAATACAACATCCAATGATAACCCATTACCAGTACCTGCTAAAACCTTTTTAGTACTTTGTTTAGTTTCACCATCAACCGTTAATGTTGATGTATTAATAGGTGCTAAGAATAAGAAAGCCCCTACTGATTTACCACCTAATAAGTATTGATCATTTGCATCAAAAGACATTTTAAATGATCTATCTCCAGCTGCAATCATCCCATCCATCTCCATAAAACCTAATTGTTTCTTGGATAAGACATCAGAGCCTGCTGGTAATTGTAATTGATATGGTTTAACTAGTCCTGAAGTTTCAACTGTAGCTGAAATAGGCATCGTGTATATAGCGTTATTTACTAAAGCTTGAACAGATGTTTGTTGTTCTGTGTTTGTTACAGCAGCCGAATCAATAGCAGCGTTTGCATAATCACTATAAAGACCCTCTAAATCTGGATGTTCTTTATGTAAATAAATATTACTATTGTAATCAGTTGCTGATAAAGCTGTACTGAATGAGGTTACATCAATTTGATCAGCACTAAATGGTACGCTTAAATCAGAAGGACCAATCCCACCTACAATTCCGGAAGCAGTTCTTCCAAAAGTTCCAGTCCATATAAAGTCAGCATCATTAGCATCACCAGTTGGTAAAAGTAGAGTAGGTGGTATTGCTGATTCAAAATCAGAATAACCAAGAATGTACTCGTAATTAGTTAATGAATTAATAGATCCAATTGTAGATATAGGCTCAACATTATATAATGCTTCTGTACCTGAGATATCCATAAATCTAGAATAGACAAACTGCCCTCTTCTTTGTGCAGATTGATAAGGAGTATCGTGTAATAATTCTAATGAATTAAATTCGGTAGTTGAAATATTTTGATATTGTATAGGTACTAGATCATACATTCCTTCGTTTGTATAATAAGTATCTGCAATAATTCTATTGTCTGTGGTTTGTGCGCCAGCGTCGTTCACTGGGTTACCAAAGCCATTTAGAGTTGCAGTTGCAGTTGCAACTGTTGATTTATATGCTGGTTTTGATCTATCGCCAGTAAGCCTTGAAATCAATTCTAAAGTAGTAGCTTTTGTATTTTCAATTACTAATTTAAATGTCTTAGTAACAATATGTCCCTTTTTAACAGTAAGATCACTAACCTCATCGGTATAATATCCAGCAAAGATCTGGTTTGTTGTATCTTTATTAATAAGCGTAACAGTACCGTCTTCAGCAACAAGCTTAACAAGTATTTCACCTTTAGCCTTTTCAATCTGTTCTTGTAACGCAGCAATTTGTAATTGTAACTCAGCTAATTTATCATATACAGAAATAGGTTTTTGTTCCGGAGATAAAAAACCAGAAGCTAAGTCTGTAGCAGTATGCGCGTAAAAGTTTTCATTAGCTGTAAATCCACTGGCAACGTGAGTAAAGACTCCTTGTGCTGCTAACTCTTCATTTAATTTAACTTTAGTTACTTCAGATATGTTTTGTTGAATTAACGCGTTAATATCAGTTGTATCAACTTCACCAACTGGGAATGGGATTAAAACCGGCTCAGACCAATCTGATAAGATCGGGTTTGCAGGATAACCAGCTTCAGAAATAGATTTAATTCTAATCTCTATAGCCTCTCCCTGAGATATTGCAATATCTAGCTGATTAAAATTAATAGCCTCTCCATCCTCAACCTTTGAGTCTTGCCATTTAAATTTACCCTCTTCATTTTTAGATCTAGGCCTTGTGCTAGTTTTAACTTCTGACCAATTTGAGAAAACAGCAGTCTTCTCTCTTGAATCTTCAACAAACTTAAGTTGACTAACAGGTGGTGTTTTACCAGACGTTGAAACGTATCTATATTGAACAAAGAATTGAACAACGTTTTGAGCCATTGTACCTGCCACTGTTTTTGCAAAAGGCACTGACCAAAATCCACGCACTCTATACTTAGGAGCTACGCCACCGATATTTGTATCAGTTGATAATGATTGTATCTGTGTTACAATTGAGCTATATAAAGATGCCTCAGAAGACCTCTGGTCGATTAAACCAGAAAGTACATTTTTATCGCTATCTTTCTGAATTGTAGATCCATATATCTTAGTTGCAATTTCAGATCTCTTCTTAGAAATTGTATCGTCTAATTTCTTAATAGCTTCCTCTACTGAAGCTTTATCAGAAACTAATTTTTTAATCTTAACAGCAGCATCACTTTCAGTTAAGTGGCTATTAACTTGGACAACTTTAAAGTTCTGTGCAATTAATACTGGAGCATCCGGTGTAATACCTTGAGTCGCAGGTGGAATTGCATCATCTTTTAAAGCTTTAATATATCTACCAAAATCAGCTACCTCATCAACATAGTATTCTGCAAGATTTTGTACATTACCGTCTTCTCTAGTAATTTCAAGATCATTAGAATAGAAACCTACACCAGGAGACCATTGTTCTGCTAACATTTTCGATACCGGATCAATTGCTTTAATAAAGACTAATATTCTTTCGTTAAACCCAACATTAATCTCAGCCTCTAATGTATTACCAATGTTTTTATAAATAGCAACAGAATCTGCACCTATTTTAATTGGTTCAAACCCTTCAATTAGTTCTAGTTCAACCTGTCTAGTAGAACCATCAACATTAGTAACTTTATACCTTGTGTTTTTATATAACGAATTAACCATTAACTCGTCACCTGGTTTGATAACCTCAGTTCTGTCTAACTCTTTATTAGAATCGCTATATGTTAATTGATCAAGTGTATATAATTTAATAGCCTTCTTCGTAGTTACTCCATTAACAATAACCTCTCTCTTAGAGTTGCTAATTGCAGTAACATCAAATTTACCATAGTATCTACTATTTCTATAAGGCATATCTCTTACCTCTTCATCATCAGTATAGCTAATCTTATTATTTGTAAGACCTGCTAATGCAGAAGCATATGTAATATCATTCTTATTAACAAAATTATTATTAAAATAATCAACAGCAACTTGGTTACCAGAATCAAAAATAAATCTTTTGATTAAGACTCTTTCAGTATCGTTAGGTATTTGACCAGTAATATCAAACTTAGCTACTAATAATGGATTTAAGAAATCTTCAAAGAAGTAATTAGATTTAATATTAAATGTAGTTGGTCTATTTATGATAGTAATATCAGATGCTGGTGTTTTAAGTGCAGATGTAATTACCTTTTGGTAACTTCCATCAGAAAGTCGAATGCTACTGTCACCAGTTCCAAGTCCACTAATAGCTTTAAGATTAGTATCTAACCTTTCAAGTTCTTTCTTCATAAAACCAAAAGAGGGAACGTAAACAGTTTTAGTGCCACCCTCAGATGTCAATATTTCTAAAGGAACGTTCTGTTCGCTAGTTGTAATAGCTTCATTAATTCTCTCAAAAGTCTTTAATGAGTTAACATTAATCTCAAGAAGCTGTTTTATTGTGCTGGAAATAGAATTGTTTGTATTCATCTTATCTTAAAATATCTGCTTCAAATTTATAATTTACTGAGTCTACACATGTAATCTCAATATATGGCTTTGTTGTAAGTAACTGTCCAGAATCAATATCAATAATAGTCTTATCGAATCCTGTTGTCTTTCCAGTTTTAATTATAATGTTATGACCGTCCATATCAATTGTATCGAATGCTATCTTAAACACTTGACCAGATTGCCACGCTACTGTACTATCATCAATGTATATATACAGATCATCATTAGGCTTACTTGATGTAAAAGTTTCATATAAGCTCATCCTATTAGTATAAGACTGAAGTCTTGTCCATATACCTTGGCTCTGAGCCCCGGAACCACTTAACCCTGCATCGAATAAAGTAACTCCATCTAGCTTTGCTCCAACTGTTGATGATGCTAAATCCCATAAATAGTTTATTGTTTGGGCATAACCAACAACTGTGTTATTAATTTTAATATGACCTCCTGCTGTTTTATCAACAGTAGTACCTTTACCATTAAAGATCACATCGGTATTATATTGTAACTCAGTTGGAATAGTCCCATCAATTAATGAGTTTATTTTTTCGTGAGCTTTTTGAATTAATTTTAATAAAGAATCAGAATCTGCTAACTGAATAGAAGCGTTCTCAAAATCAGTCTCTAGTGATTTAAGCCTTGTTGTGATATCTGACGAATCTACATTTGATAATAAAAGACCTTCTAACTCTTCAACCTTTGTTGCAATTGAAGAATATCTATTATTAGCCTGTACTATAACTTCAACTGCATTCTCTAAAGCAGTTGTTGTGTCCATAAACAGATCCATTGAAAAAGTAGTAAAGTCATTAATACTAGTTTCTACTCCAACGTTATCTAATGAAGAGTTAAATTTAAGGTTAAGTTTTAAAGAGAAAGCATTACCATTAAGTCCAGTAACCTCGTTTGGTTTATTCTTAATTTGTTCGTTAATCTTAGAACCTGTACCACCAACAGATTGTATATCGTCTAAGATAAGGATTCCATAAAGGTTAGTTGATCTATTTGAAGGTACAGACTGGCTATACATATCATAGTAAACTAGAATAGCATTAAAAGTAAATTGTTGACCTGTCTTTGAATAGTCAGATAGATTTTTAACTGAAGGCGCGTTAACAATTTCAGAATATGCAAAATCATCCCATTCTAATTGAACACTGTCAGTTGAATTAACTGCAATATTATAAAAAGGACCATCTGATATAGTATGGTCATCAACTATAGTTGCTAGATTTAGATTTGGGTCTGGGTGTGTTTGTCCAGCTCTACCCTCGATATCATCGTCTGCATATAGCTTTGTAGCCGTAGTGTTATAATTACTAGGACTAAAAATAACTTGTGGTGTATATCCAACAGAGGTTGGAACATTAATAAAGACTTCATGGTAAGTATTACCAGAATAAGCAACGTCATTCTCAGCATCAATTGTACCTAAATACTTAACAACCCTATCGTAGGCTGCAACACCAATCCCATCGCTATTGGCTGGTTCTACATAACCACCTAATGTGCTTATATTAGAGTCAGCAGAAGTTAATCTAATTGCTCCTAATGAACTTAACCATTTAAAGAATATTTTCTCAGAGTCTGATTGTAGTATGATTGGATCATAGTCATCATCCTGGAGAAGTAGTTCTTCCATGTTTAATGCATAGTTCTGAAAAGATTGTGCAAAATCGACATTAGGTGCGGTTGCAACATAATTTGAACCTGACGCTTGTTTAAGATTAAGTTCAAAATCGATAGTATTTGATCCGGAAACTGCTGTTGTAAAATCTGGAAGATCTAACAAAGCGAATTTACTAAACTCAAATTTAATATCTGGGTTGTTAAACGCCCTAGTCATATCCTTTGCGGAAGATGCAAACGCATACATAGTGCCGCCTTGCGACTGAGGTATTCTAACTAGTGGAGTTGCCATTTATTAATTGTTTTTATTATTATGCGATTGTTGCATTATGTGATGCAATCACGAACCATTTAGTACTGAAACATCTTAATGTCACTGTAGAATTTAATCCATCAAGTGAAATTGACGTAGCTCCTAATAATGCACCCGAAGCTGCTGTAATTGCAAGAGCACTAGCCGATGTTGATATAATAGTTATTTCCTGTCCTTCATCACCTGCTGGTATCGCAAGTGAAGTAACAGCACTTCCCATAATATAAGTTGAAGCAGCTAAACTCGCTGGCGCCACATCGGTAGATCCAGATGCAACAGTACCAACAGTACCACTTTTAATTAATTTACCACCAGCGTTCAATGTTTTTGAAAACGTAGTATCTGCTCCAAATGTTGCGCCAGTAGATGGATTTAATACAATGCTAGTACTACCATTAGTTAGAGTCAACGTTTGTGCAGTTATGCTAGTTACACTTGAAAGTGTAGCAGTAGTTGGGTCTAATAACGCAGTGATTGAAGCAAGCTCATCATTTAACAATTCAAAATTGCTATTGATGGTTGGTCTCGATGAAGAAACTGAATCAGTTCCTAAAATTTCTGTAATGTTTGCCATTTTGTTTTTTATTTTACTTTTATCATGTTACGTTTTACAACGTTTTTATTTCCGTATGTGTCTTCAGCACTCAACTCAATTGAATAGAATCCAGCTTCCTGAAAAATATATGTAAGCCACATATTATTATAGTATATATCAACATTTTCAGGGTTAGTTGAATGTTCAATTTTCCAGACTGGATTTTTAAGGCCTGGCATCTTAGAACCATCAGCTGCAATTGTAATATGTGTAGATCTTTCAACTTCAGCAAAATCATTAAATACCTTAGTATTATCAAATGTTGGGTTGTAATGTACAACATGCTGTAAACCTTCTGTAATATATCTTATTGGGCTAATTGAATCTGGAGCAATACCAACTGTATTAAAATCATAATTCTTAGAATATTCTTTACCAACTGCAATAATATAGACAAATGTTTCATCATTACCTCCAATCGCACCTGGATCTAAAAATACTGGATTGTAATTAAATTTACTAATGATCGGGTCTATTGATGAGTTAAGTTCATCTGATATAGTTTGCCATGCAACAACATCTAATAAACTCGCGGGAGCCGGAGATGAAATTATAATTTCTCCAGTAAGTTCTTTATTAGTAGTAGGGTCTATATGTGATATCACAAGCTTACTACCATTAGTAATGTCATTAATTTTAAATGAAGCAGTTTGATCCGGTCCAATTCTAGTATAATCCCATGCTAAGTTTTTAGTATCTAGCCATCTATATCCAGCATCTTCCCATCTATATGGTCCTGTTGTTTCACTAAAACCAGTTTCAGAATAAATATCTTGGTATCTTCTTACTGTTGAGAATCTTACACCCTGCGACTCATCATGCAAATAATTAGCTCTATCTAATGTTAAGTATAAAGCTGCAATATGTTCATCAATTGTTGTTTTATTATCTTGTGCAACATCCCAGTAGCCACCAGACTTAGACCAATCTAATTTTTTATCATCCCAAGTAGAAGATTCTAACCATTTATAGATGCCATACAATTCAATATCTTTTAATTTAATATCAATAAGATTATCTTCTCTATAGTGAGATCTATGTCCAAATAAATCATAAGTTCTCATTTCAACATTAACACCACCACTATTAGGTAAAAATATAGGCAGTCTTAAATAGTCGTCGATTGGCCCTCTATAGGTTTGAGTTTCTCCACTCGCACCGGTAACTAACCATTCAATTTCATATACCCAACGCTTCCACCAGTTATCCCAAGTAATACCTGAGTGTAATTGTATAGTTCCGTTTGGTATTGGTGCAATTCCAGTTGGATCTGCGTCTTGCCATGTAAATAAAGCCTCATCCCAGGTATCATCAAATGTTGCAGTACCATCAAGAATCACAGGACACCCAACTGGAGTTCCTTCATTCCAGGTCTCTAAGGTCCTATCATGGTAATTACTATAAAACGCTTCAATAATCTCACGTAGTTCCGATATTTCAGCAGATGTTAATGTAGAATAATCTAAGTCTTTATAGTTTAAAAATTTAACATAATTACTAGCAGCATCATTTTGATCTAATACATTACCAATAACTAAAGCCATATCTTCTATAAAAAGAGCTCTATCATCTTGTGTAACTTTAAATTTAATATCATGTCCTTCACTAAAATACGCAATTGCATTTTGAGTATTCCAAACATTAAGATTTTTTTGTGTAAAATAATCACCCTCTGCTGTTATGTCAATTATCTTGGCGTTAAGTGGTAAATATTCTAATTGTAGTTTTTGTTTTAATCCGTATAACTTAATAAGTACTTCATCCGGAGTATAATCAAAACTCTCTTTTACATTAGGGAAATCCCATTGATCATAAGTACCATCAGCTTCATTTAATCTATAAACAAGACTAAACTTACTAGTCTTTTTCATAGTACTAGAGGGTAATTGAACAGACATTTGTTTTCTAATCATTTCACCCCTAACAGATGAATTAGCAACTGGAACTGCATGTAACTTTCCGAAACTATCTCCAGTTCCATCAATGTTCATCCAATATTCCTTTAATGTAAGTTTATTATAACCAAAGAAATCAATAGCATTTAAGATTGCTTTATAAGTACCAATGAATGGCTTAATATTGTGTAATTCTAAAAGAAGTTCTTTTCTTTTCTGATTTAATAAAATATAATCAGGTGACATTTCAGAAATATCATGATCTTTAAATAATAAAAAATCAGTAACATCCAAAGTAGCTCCTAGATTTTGTAGAAGGATTTTTAATCTTTCATCTTCAGCTACAACCTCACCATAAAAAAGTATTTCTGCAATTTTTGTTTTAACCCCATTAACTTCAGCTGAAATATATAGAGTTCTTTTATGTAAACCTTCTTTGTCAGATTTAAGTGCAACATTAACCTGTATTGCTGACCTGTCTATTGTATTTAGAATCTTAAATCCATTTAAATCTACAGAATCAACTACGCTATAGTCGACCAAGTCGATTTTGTCTGATTTATTTTCTACAACAACTGGAATTCCATTAGTAAGACTTGTAGTATACATGATAATATCAGCCGAAGCATCTTTATCAATTTCCCATTCAAAATGTAATGTTGCCGGATCAACACTATCTGCAATTGGCTTATTAAATGTAGGATTATTTAGATATAAAGCCTCTTCCAATATAAAAAGATTAGCAGTCTCGTATAAACCTTCTGAAACTTCATCAAAATATATTGCACCACGTAATACATCACCCGGTTCATCCGCAGCAATGTTTAAATCATAATCAGCCCCTTTAAAATATCTAAAATTATTATACATTATCTAACTGTTTCGTCATCTTTTTTACTGGTATAATTCTTAAAATTCTTTAAGTATCTAATACCACTTGTTATATTATAAATATAATCATCTAAAAATCCAACAAACTCACGTATTGTTTGGCTTCTTAAAATAAACGGAGATAATGAATTACGCAATATACCATCTTCTTTATAATTACGACCTAAATTATATTTAATATCATGTCTTGATTTAGCAACATCATACATCTTCTCTTCTTTATAGCCGAGTAAGTCTTTAAATGGATTCATAATTATTTAAGTGCTTTTCTATTTCCTGCTTGTACCCTAGTATAAATAGTTCTAGGTACTGGTTTTGCATCAAAGTTAATACTTAACGCAGCTTCTTCATTCATAAGAACATCATCAACAATAACATCACCATCTCTATCTTCCCATCCACCTCTGAATACCGCAACCTCTTCTTTTCCAATAATAATATCTCCCCATTGGTCTAGTCCTTTAATATCCTCAGGTATATCATCTCCTAGAGTTACCGGTACTTTCTTGATAGTTTCAATTTTCTTGAAGAAAACATATTTTTGTTTACCATCTCCAATATCTTCTAGTACTACAGGTTCTTGTGGAACTACGGTTGTAGTAACTGATTCATAATAATTATTTCTAATTGCAGTCTCTTCAGTTTCTGAAATAAATCTAACATTTACAGAATCAATTCCCTCAACTTCTTCTAAGATATAAACAATATCTGATTTTGGTAATTTATCTCTTCTTGTAATATTTAATAAGTAGTTTGCAACAACTCCTCTAACATCATTAAAAATGTCACTCTTAGAGAAACCTTCAAAATATCTAATATCAATATCCATAGAATATTTTTTAATCTTAGGTTTAACAAAACTAACCTCTGTTGTCACCATCATTTGACCAGAGTCCTGCAGTACCTTTAACATTGCGTCATATTCAGACTGAGCAAAGAACATCTCTTGTTCAGGTATTGAGAAATAATCTTGACCCTTAGCAATCTTCCTTTTAACATCCGGTGTTGCAAAAATATAGATTACATTATCATCATCTAGGTAATTGTCATCTGTTGTATTGTAAGCGTCAATATAAGAGAACATCCCATACTTAGAAAGGAAATACTCATAATTATCTGGGGTTGCCAGTACGAAGCTCTTAGATGCCATAGGCGTTAAGATTTTTGTAAAATCAATTGACTCCCTATCAGCTCCCATTTTTGGAGAAGATGTAACTTTAACATCTAATAATTCATTAAGATCGTGAAATACACCAGCTCCATCTTGTCCTTCAACTGTAAATTTAACTTTAAGCTCTTCAGAGTCATTAATATTACCAGCAGCACCTTTATGTACCAAATATTCAACTTCAATAATAGCACCTTCCGGTGGAATCATACCAAAGTTTCCGTTTCCAAAATAAAGATCTATACCTCCAGCAATACCTGTTTTAAGAAGGTAGCCTTTTTCATTAGCAAGTATATCGTATAATGATTCATGCTTAGTCCATTTTTCACCATTAACACTAACAGTTACTCTATTATGGTCTGTTAAACTACTACCAGTTTTTATATTAAAAGATTGCATTGCATCTCCACTAGAAGTAAGGGTTTGATCTTCATAAACACCTTGTACAATAGCAGTTGTTATTGAATTAGAATTTGTTTTATCAATTCTAAAAAATTCTTTAGGGGTTAATAATGTATAGAATAAACCATTAGTCTCAAATACAACCTCGGCTCTTCCATCTATTACTATACCATTCCCTGCAATTTTTGCCATGGCAGCACCAATTTTCCATCTAAATTGAATTTCACCAAACGCAGCATAACCTCTAGTTGCATCATGTCCTGTTAATCTTGACATCCCATATACAGATTCTGCATGCTGTGCAGTATATATGTTTTGTTCTACTACAGAATCCTCAATATAAAACATTAATAACTCAGAAATATCAGAAAGAACCGATATTATTTGAGCAAATGGAGAAGCTGCCGTAAATAAAACAGCAGACCTTTTATACACCCTAGTAATATACGTAGATGCATCCTGCCTAATCTGATTGGCAGTAGCTCTAATATTATTTAAAAATTTTAATTCGGCCATTTTTCTTACTTATAATTTATGCTCGTACCTTTACTGAGTACTTATTATCTATCTTAATATCTATATAACCAATATCACGAGCATCACCTTTTTCAAATGTAACATCAATTGTCACATTATGTTTTTCCGATAATGGGCAATAATCAGTTAATTGGTTTCTAATTTCTTGTCTAATTTTATATTCAGCAAATCCAAATGTAAATAGCATATCTTCTAAACTGCATCCGAAATCAGGCATACCCAAAACATCTCCCTTTTTAGTGAATAAAATAGTTTCAATTTGAGTAATGAGTTGTTGAATCTCATCCTCAAGTTGAAGTTTACCAACTTCAAACCCGGGATCGTCATACGCTTTAATATAAATCTCCATCTATTATATATTCTATTTTTATGAATGGAACATCCAGTCCACTCCTTCGTCTCCTTTGATTTCCTCTTCAATTGTTGCTAATTCTTCATCACCCATATCTTTAATTGCTCCATAATCAAATTCTACATTACCAGGCATTGCAAACTTAAAGATACCTAACTTAGCTCCTAATGATTGTTTTATTTTTGCACTAATATACCTAAAGAAAAGCTCATCCTCGTACAGGGCACAGTCTGAGATGGTCTCATAGACCTCAAGGATAACATCTCCCTTTGGAGTATCACCCATGATCTTTAAATCACCAGTTAATTGTGAATAATTATAAGAGATTGGATTATTTAAGATTTGTCTAGACATATCTGCTAATGAGGCATTAAGCACGTAGTATTGTAATTCCTCTGCTTGTTCAGCTGCACCAGAACCTTCTGACATTCCTCTAAATAACATCTTCTCCATAGAGAAATCAGAACCACCTTGAAATCTAACATCCATTCCACCGCCAGCTGAGTTCCAACCTGATGAAAGATCATATAACCCATAAACAGAATAAACCTGTCCACTACCATCAGCACTTGCGCCTGGTAAAGTTAAAGTTCTATTATCTTTAAAATATTGTGTAGAGAATATTGAATTAGGGATATGGTAATAGTTCTCCTTTACAGAATATTCATACTTCTTATAGAACCATTTTTTAGCTCTCTTAATAATGTTAATGATTTCACGTTGTGGCAACTGTACAGGTACCATACAAGCCCCTGTAATATCATCGGCAATTTCACTAAGAAACGCGTTTAGGCAATTACCACCAAAATCTCTTGGTGTATTTAAACTACTTTCGTTTCCGCTTCTAATTTCACTCATTTTATTATTTTATTTTTTTACTTACTACTATTTCAGTATCTTCAAATCTAGCATTCTTTTTCATCATACCTTCTCTAAATATACCTCCAATCATTTTACCTGCAAACACACCATCTCTACCAAATACATAGCAGTTAGTTAATTCACAGCTACCATTGACATAGGACGATTCAATTTTAGATTCTAATATATTTGTATTTCGATAGAAGTCACATCTAAGTAGATTAGCACCCTTAATTGTACAGCCATAAAAGTTTGAAGTCTCAATATTACCACCCAATTCACAGTTTATAAAATCATAGCCCTGTAATAGATAACAAAGGCCAAATTTACCGTCTTTAATTTGTATACGCCCTAAATCACTGTCATAATTAATTGTACCAGAAGTCATACTACCATTTACAATTAAATCCATAACCTTCTTTTTGATGTCAGGCCATCTTAGTTGTATAACCTGTGGATGGTCTTGTAAGTCTACTAGTAAGTTTATGTCAGGCCAATATTTATTAATCTTGGTCCAATCCTTAAGAGATTCAGTTATTGGTAAGTTCTTATTAAGTATTTTTCTAAGTTCAATCTTATTCTCTTCAGTAAACAGCGGATCATTACATGAATTCCACATTTGCATTAAGAATGCTTCAGTAAGATAGAATACATCTTCTGTTTTATTCTCATAATCTGCACCACCTAAATACCTAAACTCTAAATAATTGCTCTCTTTTTTAGAAAAGTTAATTCCATAATATTTAGTGTCTGCAAATTTATAACTCATTGACGAAATATTACTTCCATCAAAGAAATAAGCCTCATCTTTTGGCATAATCCATTTTATGCTTTTGGCATAAACCGAGTTCTCTCTACCTGGAAAGAATTTGTAAACTTGTCTTTCGTTAAAATCAAGAATAAACTTTAAGACATTCATCTTAGAGATCATTGCAGGATCTTCTAAATATTTTTTATCAAAAGAAAGGTTGATATGAATAGAAGCTCTATCATTAGTATATCCGTTCTCTCGGATCCACTTCATCATATTAGAAATCATGATTCTAGCGTTTCTATATGGAATTGGCCCAGTAACTAATTCTGCTAGCCCTTTACCACCAGACATATCTGGTTCCAATTTAAACTCATCAGCCGATGGCTGGAAATCTGAATGTGCTTTAGTTTCAAGCCTAATAGGTCGGCCTAAAAGCTCACTCAATGATTTTCGAGTCTCTTCTAGGCCGATATTAGAGTAGAATTCGAACTCGACTCCCACTAGTGCAGCGTTTAGTATCGAGTTGCGATCTGAATTCCTATTTAATTTTTGCATCTTAAGAGTATGATATTACGTTTGAATATATATCACACTTTAAAACGCATAAGTTATTATGGCATCTTTAAGAATACCTTTTTACTTTCTGTATCAATTCTTGTAATCTGTACAGTGATCTTATCACCTGGATTAAAGACATCCATCAAGGCATCGTCAAGTTCACTAACATGTAGTAATCCAGTAACTCCTTCTTCAATGTTTATAAATAAACCATACTCTTTTTTAGTTTTAATAACAGCTTCAACTGTAGTCGGTATTTGATACCTTGTAGCAATATCTAACCATGGGCTAATAACTGCGTTATCTTTTTGAGTTAAAGTGATTTTAGTATTAGATACAACATCTTTTACTTTAAATTTAATTTCATCACCTGGTTTAATTTCTCTTGCTTTGAATGCCGGCATCGTATCCTCATCTAAATCATTAACATGGATCATACCAGTTAAACATTTATTAAATTCAACAAAGACTCCATACTTAGCAGATCCAGTAACATTCCCAGTATACTCAACATCCATATTATCTTTAATAGCCTGTAATTCATTTGGAATCATAGCCTGTAGATATTTTCTGTGAGATACAACAATCGTTCCTCTATCTGGTGAGAAGCTTACCGGTACTACATACATTTCAGTGCCAATAATAGATTCAAAATCATGTAGTTTATTAATCCCTGCAAGTGAACCTGGCATAAAGCAATCAATACCTTGTACATTTACAATATAACCTCCGTTTGAGATCATGTTAGTTACAACACCAACCCATGCAGTATCTTCACTTTCAACACCAGCTCTTAGATCTAAGAATACTTTATGTTTAATACCACCTGAAATAGATCCAAGTATATGGGTATTTGATTTAGATGTAGTAATTAATACTGCTGTTTCATCACCAGGCATCAATGTTTTAACCTGATCACTTTCCTTGTCGTATTTAACATAGATCAATTCCCTGTAACCAACGTCCACTGAAATCATATCAGTAGTCATTGCATGGATTCTACCTTCATAGATTTCACCTTCATTAATCTGTGGAATAATATCACTTA